ATCGAGGAGCGCGGCGCCTGGACGCACTATGACGGCTCGACCTGGCGCGTCGACGGCACCAACCACGTCGGGCACCTGGCCCGCCGGACCCTCGAGACCCTCGCGCAGACCGAGGCCGAGCTGTACTCCGACGAGGCCGGCGAGACCGACGACGGCAAGCCGCAGAAGTCCGAGCGGGAGCAGTTCCTCGCGTTCGCCACCAAGCAGCGCTTCAACGCCCGACTCGAGGCCATGCTGAAGGTCGCCCGCACCCTGCCGGTCCACGCCGCGCGCATGTCCGACTTCGACGCCGACCCGATGCTGCTGAACTGCCGCAACGCGGCCGTCAACCTCGCCACCGGTGAGCTCGTCCCGCACAGCCCCGACCTGATGACCATGCACCAAGCCAACGTGGACTTCGACCCGGACGCCAAGGCCCCCCAGTGGGAGGCGTTCCTCGATCGCGTCCTGCCCGACCCCGAAATGCAGGCGTTCCTGGCCCGCGCCGTCGGCTACACCCTGAACGGGCTCACCGGTGAGCAGGTCATGTTCATCCACCACGGTTCCGGCGCGAACGGCAAGTCGGTGTTCCTGAAGGTCATGGAGGAAATCCTCGGCGACTACTCTCAGACCGTCCCCCGGACGACTCTACTGACGAAGTCGAGCGAATCCGTCCCGACCGACGTCGCCCGGATGGTCGGAAAGCGATTTTTGCAGACCAGCGAAACTGCGGCCGGCCGCCGGCTCGACGAGGAAGTCGTCAAGGGCCTCACTGGTGGCGAAAAGCAGTCCGCAAGATTTCTGCACCGCGATTTTTTCGACTTCACGCCGACCGGCACGATCCACTACGTCACCAACCACCTTCCGCGCGTCACGAACGCCGAGTCGATCTGGCGCCGCCTCGTCTTGGTCGGCTGGAATGTCGTAATCCCGCCGGAAGAGCGTGATCCGCACCTCGCGGACCGCATCATCGCGCAGGAGGCCGCCGGCGTTCTCGCTTGGGCTGTCCGTGGTGCTCAGGACTACCAGGAGAAGCGTCTGTCGATCCCGGAATCGTGCCGTCTGGCTCTCGAGGAGTACCGCGAAGATGTCGATCTGCTCGGCGACTTCATCAAGGAGTGCCTGGTCGTCGGAATGCCAGAGTCGATCAGTACGCCGGTGAACCAGGTCTACAACGCCTACCAGGCGTGGTGCACGCGATCCGGCATTCGTCAGCCGATGGTCGTGAACGACCTGTCGGCTGCTCTTGGTGAGCGGAAGATCCTGAGGGCCCGCAAGTACGTCGATGGCAAACAGCAGCGCTGCTTCCTCGGCGTCGGCGTATCGGCCCCGGTTGGTGCCTACTCAAACTCGGAGGCCTACGATGAGAGGTAAATTCGATCCCCCCTCCGCGCTGATGAGCAGCGCGGAGGCGCAGGCGTGGTATGAGTCAGTCCGGGTTAGGCCGGCCGACGCCGTCTGTCCGGCCGGCTGTCCGGCGGAGGCGCATCAGCCCGGGGTCGGAGTCCGGGACTGCATCTGCTGGTGGCTCGAGCCGTGCCGCGCATGCGATGCGATCATTGCGGTCGACCGCGCCGGCCTGATACCATAGGTCCAGCACGAGATGTGCTGACCCGATGCCTAGGAGGCTGACATGCGAACCCTGATCCTTGCCGGATCATTCGGAGAGGCTGCGCGGTACGCGCGCGGCAAGGGGCTCCGTCACTACCGGTTCGCATCGTCGGCCGCCGCCGTGGCCAACTTCCACGCTCAGCAGGTTGTCGAGCTGCCCGGCTACGCCCGGCGCGCCGACAAGCACTCCCTGAACGCCGTCGCTCGGCGCGTTGTCGCGCGTGGCGGCGAGTGGATCCAGGACGAGTACGTGGCGCCGGTCGAGCCGGTCGACGAGTCCCCGCTCGGTGTCCTGTCGCGCATGACTCGGGAGGACTGGCTGATGGCCGGCGCGACGCCGGCCGAGGCCGACGAGCTGACCCCGGAGCTCACCGACGCCCAGCGCGCCGAGGTGGACCGTGTAAACGACGCCAAGACGGCGGAACCCCTTGTAAATAAGGGATCCGGACGTGGTTCCAGGAAGGCGCCCACGGCAACAAAGCGCGGCCGGAAGCCGAGCAACCCGATCCGTCCCGCCAGGGCCACGCCGGCCGATGACCCGTTCGAGGCCTGATCATGGCGGGGACGAGAGGACCGATCGGGAAGCGGTCGGAGGAGAGGCGCCGGCGGAACCTGCCGGACAAGCCGGTCGACCGGGTGGCCATCGGCGGGGACGTCGACGACCTCTTTGGCCCGGACCTGCCCGACGAGCGGGTGGAGACCCGACTCGAGGCTGACCTGCCGGCCAAGCCGGTCGCGATGCCGCCGGCCGACGAGCGCTGGCACCCCATCGCGAAGATGGTGTACGAGTCGCTCCCGGAGTCCGGGCAGAGCATGTTCTTCGAGCCGTCGGACTGGGCCGCCGCCTACCTGGTGTGCGAGTCGATCAGCCGGGATCTCGAGGAGCAGGTCGTCGGCACGACGGAGACCGGCCAGGTCATCAAGGACTTCATCCCGATGAAGGGCGCGAGTCTGGCGGCGTACACCAAGATCCTCGGTGAGCTGGGCATGACCGAGGGCGCCCGCCGGCGCCTGTCGATCGAGCTCACCCGTGCCCGGCCGGAGAAGGACGCTGGAGACCTGCCGGCCGGCGTGACCGACATCAACGACGCACGGCGGGGGCTGCTGGGATGAGCGACGAGCCGAAGCACATGACCTGGGAAGAGATCGCCGACGCGCTCGGCCACGAGCGGCACGACTGCGGCTACTTCGAGGGTACGTTCGCGTGCAAGATCCGCCACATCCAGATCAACACCGGCGCGGCGAAGGCGGCGAAGGACTGATGCGCGACCGCCGCAAGGACAAGGAGACCACCTCTCTCACCTCGGTCCGAACAGTGCATTCGCGCGCCCGGACCGCGCTGAACGAGATCCGTCGTGGCAACTCCCGTGTAAACGGAGAGTTCCAGTACGGCGGCGGCCCGTACCCGCTCGACGAGGACTTCGACGAGATGGAAACGGCTCTGGAGAAGGTCGTCGAGCTACTCGACCCTTGGAGCAAGTAGATGCTCTACGACCCGCGTTGGGATCGCCCTCCCGGCATGTACCACGACCCCGACGGGCTCGTCTGCGTCCCGCAGATCTACGGCCCGACGTGGCAGCGCAACCCGGACTGGGACGGCGCCGACCCGCTCGACCAGTACGTCCTGCCCGAGCGCACCCTTGGCTGGCAGGCGCTGCGGTGGATCCGCGACAACCTGCTGTCCGACGACCTCGACGAGTACGACCGGCCGCTGCCGTTCAAGCCGACCTTCGAGCAGTCGCGGTTCATCCTGTGGTTCTACGCGATCGACGAGAACGGCGACTTCCTGTACCGGGAGTACGTGCTGCAGCGCCTGAAGGGCTGGGGCAAGGACCCGCTGGCGGCCGTCATCGCCGCGATCGAGTTCGTCGGCCCGTGCCGGTTCGCCGGTTGGGCGAAGCGTGACCTGCCCGAGCTCGGCCTGAAGGAAGGTGACCCGGTCGGCAAGGGTCATCCGCGCGCCTGGATCCAGGTGGCCGCCGTCAGCCTGGAGCAGACCGGCAACACGATGAAGCTCTTCCAGGGCCTCTTCACCAAGGACTGCATCCAGAAGCACTCGATCGACATCGGCAAGGAGAAGGTCTACGCCTACCACGGGCAGCGCGTGATCAACGCGGTCACCAGCTCCCCGAAGTCGCTCGAGGGCAACCGGGCGACGCTCGTCATCATGAACGAGACACATCACTGGCAGGCCAACAACTCCGGCCACGACATGGCCGACGTCATCGAGCGGAACGTCACGAAGTCGAAGGACGGCGCCGCCCGCACGCTCGCGATCACCAACGCGTACGAGCCCTCTGAGGACTCTGTCGCCCAGCACATGCGCGAGGCCTGGGAGGCCGAGCAGGGCGACGACCTGATCGACTCCGGCATGTGCTACGACTCGCTCGAGGCGCCGCCGGACGCGAAGCTGCGCCCGCCGACGAAGGAGCTCCCGGACGGCACGAAGATCGAGCCGACCCGCGAGGAGATCATGGACAACTTCCGGGCGATCCTGGAGGCGGTCCGGGGCGACTCGATCTGGCTGAACGTCGTCAACATGACCAAGTCGATCCTGAACCGGCGGAACAAGCCGTCGCGGAGCCGGCGGTTCTGGTTCAACCAGGTCGTTGCGGCCGAGGACGCCTGGGTCGACCCGATGGCCATCGCCAAGGCCATCGACCCAGAGGTCGCCGAGCTGCGGAAGAACCCGGGCCACAACCCGACCAAGGTCGGCTGGGACGTCATCCTCCCGAACGAAGAGGTCGTGCTGTTCGGCGACGGTTCGAAGTCGCACGACGCCACTGCTGTGATGGGCTGCCGGCTGTCCGACGGCTACGTGTTCACCGTCGGGATCTGGGAGAAGCCGCACGGCAAGCGCGGCGAGAACTGGCTCGCGCCTCGGGGCGCCGTCATGAGCCGTGTAAACGAGGCGTTCAAGCGGTTCAAGGTGGTCGCGTTCTGGTTCGACCCGTCGCACACCTCGGACGACGAGGACGGCGGCCGGTACTGGGACGGCACGATCGACCAGATCTTCCGGGAGCACCGCGAGGAGCTTGATCCGGCGTACTGGCCGCTGAAGACCGGCAACAACACGCACGGTGTCCTGTTCGACATGGCGGCGCCGGCCAACCGCAAGCTGTTCGTCGGCGCCGCCGAGCAGTTCGTCGAGGAGATCGAGAACCTCAACGACATCGAGGAGTTCGACCCGCTCTTCACCCACGACGCCAACCCGCTGTTCATGAGCCACATGAAGAACGCGAAGCGGTTCCCGACCGACGACGGCATCAGCCTGATGAAGGAGGGCCGGGAGTCGCTGAAGAAGATCGACGCGGCCGTCTGCGCCGTCGGCGCCCGGATGCTGCGTCGCGTTGCCTTGAACCGGCCGCTCGAGGAAGAGGAGCAGCCCGGCGACGTGTGGGGGTTCCGGCGGTCCTGACTGGGGCCGGTCCGGTACCATGGGCTCGTACACGACTACCCGGAGGAGAACCACCGACATGATGAGCCAAAGCGCCGTGAAGGGGCTCTGCGTGGAGTTCTTCCCGGACTTCCGGGCCCAGCGCGACAAGGCCCTCCTCCTGGACAAGTGGATGGAGGGGAAGCAGTACGAGGTCACCAACGAGGACGACCTGACCGGGCGTGTAAACGTGCCCGAGGGCGCCACGAAGGAGCTGGCCGACCTGGCCAAGCTGGCCCCGAACAACTTCGCCTCCCTGCTCGTCACTGAGCTCGTCCAGACCGCGTACGTCGAGGGCGTCCGGCTCCCCGGCTCCGAGGACAACATGAAGTCCTGGGACGTCTGGCAGGAGAACCGCTGGGACGCCAAGCAGATCGCCCTGCACCGCGCCGCGATCGGCCACGGCCTGTCGTACGGCGTCGCCGTGCCGGCGGTCGGCCGGCTCACCGGCAAGAAGACCGCGCTCATGAAGGGCGTCTCCGCCAAGCGCATGGCCGCCTGGTACGACGACGACGACGACGAGTGGCCGCTGCACGCCATCGAGGCGCTGCCGGTCAAGAACGCCGAGGTCAACGCCTTCGTCGGTGACTGGACTGTCCGCGTGTACGACGAGGAGGCCATCTACCACCTGTCGTGCAAGAACAACGGCCGGGAGGAGAAGGACTGGACCTTCATCGAGGCCGAGTCGCACGGCCTGCGCGTCCCGCCGGTGGTCCGGTACGCCAACACGCTCGACCTGGACGGTGTCGCGACCGGCGTCATCGAGCCGGTCCTGCCAATGCTGCGCCGCGTCGACCAGACCACCTACGACCGGACGATCGTCCAGCGCTTCGGCGCCTGGAAGGTCCGGTGGATCGCCGGCCTGGCCAAGCCCTCGGACGAGATGCTTGCGAACCAGCAGGCGCTCGAGCTGTCGATGATGGACATCCTGATCTCGAGCTCGAAGGACACCAAGTTCGGCACGCTGGACGCCAGCTCGACGGCGGACTACATCTCGGGCGGCGACACCGACCTGCGGTACCTGGCCGCGATCACCCAGACCCCGCCGCACCACCTGCTCGGCCTGTCCGACAACCTCCAGGCGGAGGCGCTCGAGACCGCCGAGAAGGGCCTGCACCGGAAGTCGCAGGACTTCAAGACCCTGGCCGGCGAGTCCCACGAGCAGATGTTCCGGCTCGTCGCCATGATCATGGGCAACACCCAGGAGGCCATGGCCACCGGCATGAAGGTCCGCTGGCGCGACACCGAGGCCCGCAGTCTGGTCCAGACCGCTAACGCGCTCACCCTGCTGGCGTCCGGGCTCGGCATCCCGTCCCAGATGCTGTGGGAGAAGCTGCCCGGCTGGGACGACGCGGACAGCGAGCGCGCCAAGCGGCTCATCGAGTCCGGCGACGCCATCG